CAATCATGACATTACCTGACGAAAGATACCGTAGTGTAGTACAGACCCGGAGGTTCTTGCTGGATCTCTGTAATCCGCAGCATACTCCCAGGATTCCCAGGCTGATACGGGATCACGCTAGGGCTATGCTGCGTCACTATCCTTCAGACTGGGACATGCAGCGAGCAGCGGAGTCATCACCAGAGATCTTTCAAGAACGCATGGAAGATCTTCACAGATTCATCCGACAGGGAGTTGACAAGGATCCGGAAACACTGTAATATACTAGTCAAGGGCCTCTAGCTCATGTTGGTTAGAGCAGCGGACTCATAATCCGTTGGTGCCGTGTTCGACTCACGGGGGGCCCACCATTTAAACACGCCTTAGCTCAGTTGGATAGAGCAACAGCCTTCTAAGCTGTGGGTCAGGGGTTCGAATCCCTTAGGCGTGGCCACTACAGCACAGCAGCAGCAACTATGATAGATCCTCCTAACCCCTTTGATCCCTGGGACACGCAGCGTAGATGGTTACGCAATCTATGGCCCCTACAACGTTGGCTGGTCTACGCTGCTGCTGCGGGAGTAATCGCCCTGCTAGCTGTGTGGGTTTTCCGCTAGCTGTGTCGACCTAAGACCCTAGCAGTGTCAGGGTCTTTCGTTTGGTTGACGGATTGGCGAGACTCTGCTATAATATGTTTTTAACTAGGAGCGAAGATGAACACAGTTTTTGTAGTACAAGCCCAGGGATTCGGAGACGACGAGGATGCATTTGAGAACATCGCTGCTTTCACTCGACGATCGCTCGCAGACCACTATGTCTCAGACCTGGAGGAACAGGACGCTGCGGAGGATAACACGTTTGTTTACCGCGTAGAAGAAATAACCCTACAGGCCTAAGGGCCTTTCGTTTGGTTGACAATTTGGTGTGAAGATCGTATACTATGCATATGATGAGAGCTAGACGCAACGACCGTAACCATATAATATACCAGATCGTAGGGCCCCAGGGTGTCTACATCGGTGTTACAGCTAAGACTGAGTCAACAGTGCTGAAGTCAGTACGTAGTCGCATCGCCAAGCACTGGTATCGTGCCCAAACAGAGACTAAGTCCTGGGCACTCTGCGAACTGCTTCGTTCTTATAGTGACAAGGCGGACATAGACGTTCGCGTCTTAGAGATCGTTCGCGGCAAGGCGGCAGCACATGGTCGCGAGCGTGAATTAATACGTGAAATCAATCCATTCTACAACACAGACAAGAGAGGTGCATGATGTGGTACGTATACGATAAGAGAACGTCAGCTATAGTCAAGGGCTACAAGACTCATGCTGCGGCACTGGCTGCGATCACTAGGCAGCATAACAAGTACATGCGGAACCACATCTACATCGCAGGCAGCAATGCTGCGGAGGATGATCCCTTGTTTTGGATGGCCACAGCGGAAGCTGCCTGGTATCATTCAGTGATCGAACAGCGTGTGACCCGGCGTAATCTTATGACGGGGGCTGAGTTCACCCAGAGTGTCAACACCCCCCGTAGCTGCGACCCTAGTTCAGAACTCTATTGGAGCATGTGATATGGAATCAGTGGTACTCAAAGGCGAAGACTTTAAGACTGTGCACAACACCCTCTGCGATCTCAGGCAGGTACAGCAGCAGCTCTGTGGGGTGGTCAACGAGGGCCTGCTGGATCAGATCACAGCAGCGATCAGGGGATTTGAGCTGGGTCTCAGGGATGCCTACGAACAGGACTCAGCAGCGTTTGATCGCAAGAGTGAACACTACCAGCAGCTGAGGACAGAGCTGGGGCTAGCTAGCATTTGGAGCATCTACACTGTGGCAGATCTCCGTCGAGCTCATCCCTACACAGCAGCACGTGAGATCTGCTATCGTGACCATTGGGGTGATCGGGCCATCTATGAGACCATACAGGGGTCCACGTGGGCTGATCTCTACACTGCTGCGGATCATGCCATCCGTAGATCGGGCGACGGGCATCATGTGTTCATCGAGAGCTTTGAACCTGTGGCAGATCAGCCACGGCAGCTGAGGTTGACAACTGGGTCCTAAGAGCTTATAATATGCACATAGTAAGGAATTAGACACTTGCTATAAACCCTTAACAACTAGGAGCGAAAAATGGAACAAACCCAGCGTGAATACTTTGTGCGTCGTCTTAACGAGATCGCACGTGAAAAAGTCCAATCCAAAGCACAGGCCCTGTTTGGACCTACAGGCCGTCCGCAACAGCCTACATGGGGTATGGTGTTTGAGGGCATCCGCAACGGCGAGATCGTCCTTAAAGAAGAAAAACAGGACTATACTGGCCCTTACTTGAACCCTTCAGATGTAGTGTGGCCTGCTATGGAAGCAAAGGTCGCAGAGCTTGAGGCCTATCGCAAGACTGTAGAAGTAGAACGCCAACGTGCAGAGGATTTGGCGATGTTGGATGCAGACGCACAGAAAGCCCTTGACGTGTTCCAGGGTATTTAACAGTAGAGTTGACAGGGCCTCCGGGCCCTGTTATACTAGAGGCTAAGTTAAACACAAGGAGCGAGCGATGGGAACACGATCACTAGTAGGTGTCATGCACGGCACCGTATGTAAGTCAGTCTACTGCCACTACGATGGCTATCTATCATACACTGGCCAAATCCTCCAGAAACACTACGACAGCACCAAGGCCAACGCTCTGGTCGCACGTGGGGACAATTCGGGCGTCAAAGAGACCCTGGAAGAAATGAACTTCTACGAAGATCGTCAGTCTGAGGGCGAGGATGTCAAAGAGTTCATTAACAGCACCCCCTGGCAGGTAGCACACACCTTCGACGAGTTCCTCGATCAAGTCCAGGGCTGCTTTGCTGAGTACTACTACGTGATGAAAGAAGGCCGTTGGTATGCGGGTGCGGTCTATGACACGCCTGGGCTGATCAAAGGCAAATTGGTCCTTTTGGAAGAGGCCCTGGCCCAGATGACCATAGAGCAGCTGATCGCAGATGACGTATAACCCTACAGGCTATAGGGTCATCCAAAATAACAGTTGACAGGGTGGCCAGGATTTGCTATACTAGCGGTATGTTAACACAAACAGGAGCGGAAATGTATATTACTTTCACCGAGGGCTATTACAACATCAAGGGCGAGCCCGTGAATGTTGGCGGTATGACTTTTAAACTAGTAGAAGATTACAAGGTAGCCAAAAGCGGCGAAGGCTATGTTACAGTAGAAGGCGGGGGTAATCCTGGCTTTCCGGATCGCAACATCCGTATCAAATGTTCGCAGGGTGCCTACAATGTTGCGGGCTCTGCTAAACCTATCCCACAAGGCGTGACCATGCTCCAAGCACTGAAGAAGCCAGCCAAAGCAGGTGATGCTGTAGTCACTGACATGACCCAGGTCAAAGTGCCTGATCAGGCCGTAGCACACGAAACTGACGCAGAGATCATCGAGCGTACTCGACTGCGTTTTGAGATCCTCAAGGATATGACCAAAGCAGTCAAAGGCGGCGATGTCCGTGCTATGATCGTCACCGGCCCTCCGGGCGTGGGTAAATCGTTTGGTGTTGAAGAAGTACTAAGCAAAGACGATCTGTTCAATACACTAGGCGAGCGTAAGCCACGCTACGAGATCGTCAAAGGTGCTATGAGTGCCATTGGCTTGTATAAGAAGCTCTATGAGTTCTCAGACGCTAAGAACATCCTTGTGTTCGATGACTGCGACAGCATTCTTTTGGACGACATTGCTCTTAACATCCTTAAGGCTGCTTTGGATTCGAGCAAGAAGCGTACTATCAGCTGGAACACTGACAGCCGTCTGCTACGCTCTGAAGGCATCCCAGACAAGTTCGAGTTCAAGGGTGGTGCTATCTTCATCACTAACTTGAAGTTCGAGAATGTGCGAAGCAAGAAGCTTCAAGAGCACTTGGCGGCACTAGAGTCACGCTGTCACTATATCGATCTGCGTATGGACACAGATCGCGAGAAGGTTCTGCGTATCAAGCAGATCGTCAAAGACGGCATGTTGGATAGCTATGAGATGGAAGATGTAGCTCGCGACGAGGTCGTGGACTTCATCGAAGCTAATCGTGCTACCATGCGTGAATTGAGTCTGCGTACTGTTTTGAAGGTAGCGGATCTGCGTAAGAGCTTCCCTACTAACTGGCAGAACATGGCTCGGGTCACTGTTATGAAGGGAGCTTATTAATATGGAGTGCCAATATATTGGTAAGGATCAGGACCCCCGAAAGGGGCCTGTGACCTACTGTGGTGCCAAGACCATAGAGGGCAAGAGCTATTGTCATGAGCACTACTACGTGATCTATCAGCGAGGCAGTGCCCCTAGTGGCAAGAAGAAGGAAAAGGCCATTGACGCCGAGCTTGAACAACTTAAACGACAGCAAGAGATAGATGAATTGGAGAGTCTAGAATGAAAAGCCTACTGACTATTATCGCATTCGCTGCCCTGATCGTAATCCTAGTAGTAGCTGGACCACTGCTGGTGATCTGGGCATTGAATACCCTGTTCCCCGTGCTGGCTATCCCCTACACGGTTTGGACATGGTTAGCCGCTCTTATTTTGGGTGCGGCAGTTGGTCCTAACATCAAGTACAAACGGTAAGATTCGTTGTTGACTTATGTTTTGGATCGTTGTATAATGTTTATACGCTGATAGGAAATCAGCTTTAATTTAAATTAAAGGAAAACACACAGATGAAATATCAATACTCTAAAGAAACAAAGACTTTCAAACTTCAACAAGCACTACAAGGTGGTGACGTTATTACTGCTAGCCAAGCAGAAAAGCGTTTCGGTATCAAGAACATTGGTGCTGAAGTAAGCCGTATCCGTCAAAACGGTTACGCTGTGTTCACTAAGAACCGCGTGGCTGGTAACGGTGTGAAGGTTACTGAGTATGTGATGGGCAATGCTAGCCGTGAGATCGTTGCTCTTGGTTACAAAGCTAAATCGCTTGGTATCACTCTTTAATTAGGGTTTCAAAGACCAACCGATTCGCTCCCGGGTAATCTTTGGAGGGTGTTGTGGAAACGCAACACCCTTTTTCTTTGGCCGGCACTCCCAAAATCCGGTTGACAGGGCGGGTCCAATCTGCTAAAATATGCACATAGTAAGGAAACGGAGCGAACAATGGAATTTACCGCTGATCAAGTCTGGGGATGTGCTGCAGCTGCTCAACGCATCAACGGGGGCTATTTCAAAGAGCCCGTATATGATTTCGACGTAGATCAGAAGAACCCTGTGACCCAGGCCAACAAGCTGATGGTCAAGCAATGGCTTCGCGAGGGCAACTTCGCCCAGATCACTGAAGCCGACTACGCTGCGGGCCGCCAAGCCCGGGATCATTTCAAATCCTACACGCTGTTGATGATCGCAGGCAAGCTCAACGAGTTCCAGCAGACTGCCTACAAGATCGCAGTCAAGGATTCGTTCACGGGCCGCGATATGTATGATTTCGCTGTGGTCAGCTGCTTGCCATCCGTGGCCACACGCGATCAACAACGCACAGAGCTCAAACGAGATATCTATGCTTCTGAGCAACTGACCGGTGCCGTGGGTGCTGCTGTTGTGGGGGATATCACTGTGATCAGCTCACGCTATAATCAGAATTACAACAAATACAAGATCAATGCCCGTATGGGCGAGAGCTTCATCGACTTCTGGTTCACGAAGGAGCTGAGCGGGGAGCTGAGGATCAAGGGCAAGATCAAAGCTGTCCGTGGCGATAAAACAACACAGCTCAACTATGTAAAGATCACCGGTTGACAGTAGTTGGGTCCGGTGCTATAATTTAAACACTGAGAAAGCAATTTTGTTCGTAGTTCTAACTTTAACGAGGTCTTAAATGGCAAAAGCACAAGACGTTTCCGTCCGTCAAATTGGTCCAAAGAGTGCGACCAAGTCTATCCGTAAATCACTGGCAGTTCGCCGCCCGGTATTCCTGTGGGGCCCTCCAGGCATTGGTAAGTCCGATCTCGTCAAGCAGATCGGTGACGAACTTAACCGCGAAGTCATTGACGTTCGCCTAGCATTGTGGGAACCCACCGACATCAAGGGCATTCCTTATTACAACTCCGATCAAGGCAAGATGGTTTGGGCTCCCCCTTCAGAGCTTCCTACAGACCCAGAGTCTACTGCTATCATCTTCTTGGACGAGCTTAACTCCGCTCCTCCTGCAGTACAGGCCGCTGCCTATCAATTGATCCTTAACCGTCGTGTTGGTACCTACGAACTGCCTAAGGGCGTTGACGTAGTAGCCGCTGGTAACCGTGAAGGTGACCGTGGTGTTACCTATCGTATGCCTGCTCCGTTGGCTAATCGTTTCCTACACTTGGAGATGAAGGTGGACTTCGAAGACTGGCAAGACTGGGCTACTATGGCCAAGATCCACCCTGAGGTTGTGGGTTATGTAGGCTACGCCAAGCAGGACCTCTATGACTTCGATCCGAAGAGTGCCTCTAAGGCGTTCGCAACTCCTCGTTCATGGTGCTTCGTTAGCGACCTGCTCAGCGATGACGACATCGATAACGAAACCCTTACTAACTTGGTATCGGGTGCTATCGGTGACGGCTTGGCTGTTAAGTTTATGGCACACCGCAAGATCGCAGGCAAATTGCCTAAGGCAGAAGACATCCTCGACGGTAAGGTCAAGGACTTGAGCATCAAGGAAGTGTCCGCGATGTATTCGTTGACTGTGAGCTTGTGCTACGAGTTGAAAGACCGTGCTGAGAAGAAGACCAAAGGCTGGGATGCTATGGCTGATCGCTTCTTCCGCTATATGATGGACAATTTCCCAACTGAGTTGGTTGTGATGGGTGCCAAGACTGCTCTCAGCAACTACGACTTGCCGTTGGACGCTACAAAGATGGAATCCTTCGATGAGTTCCACAAGCGTTTTGGTAAGTATGTTTTGTCAGCAATGGAGAATTAAGACCTCGTCCATTGCTAGGGCTACGGGTTTCTCAGAGCTCGTAGCCCACCTTTTTTGGTTGACAGGAGTGCCGGGCGGTGCTATAATATATACATATTAAGGAGAGCGACTAATGTCAGAATCAGCAATTATCGAAAAACTCACTACTGCCCGAGTAGGTCTACTTCTTAAGGCTCCTTTCTTTGGCAACATGGCCACTCGTATGCGTTTGGTCAATGCTGATGATTGGTGTCCTACAGCGGCAACTAACGGCCGTGACTTTTATTACAATACCAAGTTCGTTGAGAAACTTTCTGTTAAGAAACTAGAGTTCCTGTTTGGACATGAGATCCTCCATTGCGTCCTGGATCACTTTGGTCGCGTGGGTTCACGAGATAAGCAACTTGCCAACATCGCACAGGACTATGCCGTAAACCAAATCCTCGTAGACGAGCGTATCGGTGACAAGATCTCCGAAGTTAAGATCTGCTACGACAGCAAGTATCGTGGCAAGGCTTGGGAAGAGATCTACGACGAGCTCTACGAAAAGGCAGAGAAGATCAGTATGCCACAACTGCTTAAAGAGCTGGGCGACCTACTTGACGAGCACATCAAAGAAGGCGACGGTGAAGGCGAGGGTGACAAGGACGGCAAAGGCAAAAAGCCTGGCATGAGCAAGGAAGAAGCACAGGCTATCAAGGACGAGATCAAGCAGGCAATGATCCAAAGTGCCGCAGCCGCTGGTGCTGGCAAGACTCCTGCGGGCATCATGCGTATGATCAAGAACTTGACTGAGCCTAAGATGGACTGGCGTAGTCTCGTTCGTCAGGAGATCCAAAGCATCATCCGCAACGACTACTCCTTTACACGCCCTAACCGTAAGAG